CATCAAAACAACAATTCAAAGAAGAATTACAAGTTGAAGACAATGAATACACTGATTTTGAAGAAGAGGAAGGCGAAAATTATTTTTCAAATTCAACTGCAGTTCCCAGAATAAGAAATATTCAAGTTGAAATTTCTGCTGTCGAAACAATTGGTTTAAAAACAGTAAAAATGTCAGATTTGATTAATGGAAATTATAATCAACAGTCATTTAAGGCTGGTAATCGCCAAAACATAAATGACGTAATTGATGAAAAAAAATCAAATTAAATTTTTTACGTTTGAGGAAAAATGGGATGTCATAAATAAGGCAATAAGCAAAAAGAAAAACAAATGGCAGCTAACTGCTATTAGTTGGATGGATTTTGATGATGTTTCTCAAATAATTAAACTCCATATATATAAAAAATGGAGCATGTGGGATCAATCGAAGCCACTTGAACCTTGGATTGGTAGGATAATTTCTAATCAGCTTAAAAATCTAATAAGAAATAATTATACTAACTACATTAGGCCATGTTTAGCGTGTCCTCATAATGGTGGAGAAGATCAATGTCTAATTTCTCCAAATGGATTGCAAAATAACTTTTGTGGTTTATATGCAAAGTGGGAAAAGCAGAAAAAAAGTGGTTATGATTTAAAGATGCCATTGCCACTAGAGAATCATAAAAAAGAAATAGAAGAAACGATAGATAATTCTTTTTTCTCTCTTGAAGTAGTTGAAATTTTAAATTCCGAAATGCAAAAAATATTAACAATTAAACAATATAATGCTTATGTAATGCTTTTCTTTGAAAAAAAGGAAGAAGAAGAAGTTGCAAAGTTTATGGGCTATAAAACTACGGAAAAAAATAGAATGATTGGCTATAAGCAAATAAAAAATTTGAAAAAACTCTTTAGGGAAAAGGCTATTGAAATATTAAAAAATAAAGATATTTTTTATGGATAATAAAGTTTCAAGTTTAACATTTGAACAAGAGGAATTTATATTAAATAATTATAAATTGATTAGAGATTTGAATGTATTGACTAGAAAAGTTTTTGATGATGAGTCTCTTGACGGAAGAACTTTACAAGGCAAATTAATTAAAGCTTTTTTAGTTCGAAATAAAATTCAATACAAAACAACAAAGCATGTAAAGGTAGAAGCGGTAGAATTGACCGAAGCCAACAAGCATTTTATAATGCAATCTGCAGAAAATGGAATGAGTTCGTTTGCAATCGCTGAATTACTGTTTCCAGATAGGGAAGTAAAGAAGCTAGGAGCCGAACAGAGGGCTGTATTGGAACATATCCGTACAGTTAACGAAGATTTTGTTCCAAGTCAAGAAAGTGGCTTGCTGACGCAATACAGCCCACCTAAATCATATCCAAGATTAATCAAAAAAGTATTTGATTCTACTGGCACTCAACTAGAGGAATTGAAATTAGCGAGAAATCAAAAAAATTGCCTAGATAAAATGGCGATTAATTTATCAAATTCTCGATTCATTAAAATAATGAATAACTATACCTCTAAAGATGATCGCAATCTTTTTGAGGAAGAATTTGTTCGCTTAACTTGGGATAAACCAGATTTAACTGCTGACGAACTTAATTTATACATGAATGTTTGCAAGGAAATTATTAATCTCGAAGTTATAAGCAAACATTTGAATAAATTGAATGATTTATTTGAAGACGCGCAAGATCAAAATGAAATGACGGTTAAATTAGCAGAAATTATCAAAGCTAAAAGCGGTGAATACCATCAATGCGAAGGAAGAATAGAAACTTTAACAAAAAAACTTCAAGGCGATAGAGCGGAGAGGATGAAAAATAAGCAAAGAGAAAATGCTTCGATTCTTTCACTCGTTCAAATGTTTCAAGAAGAAGATGAGCGCAAAAATATGATTAGAATTGCTGAAATGCAAAAAGAATTAGTGTCAAAAGAAGCTGAACGTCTTGAAGGCATGGTCTCATTTAAAGCTAGAGTCTTAGGAATTTCAAAAGAAGATGTCATTTAACTGTTTAGAGTGTGAACAAGAATTTGATTCCGAAAGATCTCTCCATGCGCACATAAAAAAGCATGGAATTTATCTTCATGATTATTTCGTAAAACATTTTTCACGTAGAAATCTATTAACCAATGAATTACTTCCGTTTAAAAATAAAGAATCTTATTTTGAGTATGATTTTAATAGTGTGTCTGAGGTTTATGCTTGGTGTGAGACTGCTAATCAAAAAACTGTCAGAAATTATATATTAAGCAAGCTCGAAAGTAGAATTAAAAGTCGAAATTTAACTTTTGCGCCAAATGAAATTGAACTTTATACAAGTATGCTTCCAAGCATATCTATATATAAAAAATTCTTTAAAAGTTATACGTTTGCATGCGAAGAAATTGGGACAAAGCCAATGTTTAATGCAAAAATTCCAGACGGATTCTGGAATAACGACTCAATTAAAGATTTAATAATTTTAACTGACACTAGGGAGCAGGAACCTTTATTTTTTGAAAAACAATTAGTTAGAAAACTTGATGTTGGCGACTATGCGATCCAAGATTATTTTGATTATACATTTGTTGATAGAAAATCTGAAGGGGATTTCAAATCCACATTGAGTAAAGACAATTTTTTAAGATTTAAAAGAGAATTAGATAGATGTAGAGCAATGGATTGCTATTTATTTGTTGTTATAGAGTCTGATTTAAAAAAATTAGACGACTCAAATAAAAAATCAGCTCACAAAGCAAATATGAAATATATTTATCATAACATGCGAGTATTGCAACACGAATATAGAGACTGTTGCCAATTTGTTTTCTCTGGAAATAGAAAAAATAGTGAATATTTAGTTCCAAGAATTTTATTTCATGGAAAAAAGATTTGGAATGTTGATTTACAATATTTCATTAACGAAAAAAAATTATGAGCTGGGAACTTGGAAATCAAAAGAGTAGAAACATAAATAAAGACATCAATAAACTAATTCTTGAGAAAGAAGGTTTTTTGGACGAGAGAGAAGCTAAAGTTTTATTGTATAAATTTCTAAGAGAGAACCCATCTTTCACTTCAGAGCTATTAACTGGAGTGGAATTGTTTCCATTTCAGCATATGGCTATTAAGGCCATGTTTCAAACTGATTATTTTCTGGGAATTTGGAGTCGTGGTCTTTCAAAATCGTTTACCACTGGCGTTTTTGCTATTTTAGATGCAATTATGCATCAAGGCGTTCATATTGGCATCATATCTAAATCATTTCGTCAAGCAAAAATGATTTTTAGGAAGATTGAGGAGATTTCTAAGACAGTTAAGGCTTCCATGTTCGCAGAGGCCATTACAAGGGTTTCTAGAGGCAATGATGAGTGGTTTATGGAGATTGGTAGATCTCGAATTACGGCACTGCCATTAGGTGATGGCGAAAAGCTTCGTGGTTTTCGTTTTCAAAGAATGATTATCGATGAATTTTTGTTGATGCCAGAAAAGATCTTTACAGAAGTTATAACTCCATTCTTGGCAGTTGTAGAAAATCCAACTGAAAGGCAAAACATTCACAACATGGAAAGCAAAATGATTGCCGAAGGAAAAATGACCGAAGACGAAAGAACGATTTGGCCCAACAATAAAATTATTGGATTATCTTCTGCAAGTTATAAGTTTGAATATCTTTATAAGATATATCAAGAATACGAAAATTTAATTAATGCAGAAAATAACAAAAATCTAGCTCATAGAGTGATCATGCATTTTAGTTATGATTGTGCGCCAAGTCAATTGTATGATGGAGCCGCATTACAACAAGCAAAAGCGACCTTAAGTGAGTCTGCTTTCGAAAGAGAGTATGGAGCTGTTTTTACAGATGACAGCAGTGGATATTTTAAAGTAAGTAAAATGATGGCATGCACAATTAAAGATGGCGAAGGCCAATCTGTTGAAATTGCTGGTGACCCAAATGCCAAATATATCCTAGCATTCGATCCTTCTTGGTCAGAATCAGAAGGATCTGATGATTTTGCAATGCAGGTCATTAAATTAAATCAAGAAAAAAATACTGGAACTGTTGTGCATAGTTATGCGATAGCTGGAACCACATTAAAAGAACATATATTCTATTTTCATTACTTGCTAACAAATTTTAATATTGTTTGCATGGTTGGTGACTATAATGGAGGCGTTCAATTTTTAAATTCAGTGAATGAAAGTGAGCTTTTTAAAAGCACAAAGATTAAAATTGAAACATTCGATGCTGATTTCGAAAATTTGCAAGAATATAATGAAGCAATCAAAAATTGTAGAAATCAATACAATGTATCACAAAAAAGAATATGCCATTTAAGAAAGCCATCTTCTGGATGGATTAGGTACGCAAACGAATTATTACAAGCAGGCTTTGATCATAAAAAAATATTTTTTGCTGGAGCAGCAATGAATGATGACTACCAAACACAAAGAAATAAAAGCATTCCAATAGATAACATTAAGTTTTTACGTGTAGAGGATGAAAACCAAGGCTCTAGCGCAAAAATGATTGATTTTATTGAGCATCAAAAGGATATGTTAGATTTAACTAAGGCTGAATGCGCTCTTATTCAACCAAGTACGACAGCAAATGGCACTCAAACTTTTGACTTGCCTCCAAATCTAAAAGGGCAAAAGGGTCCAGACAGAGCAAGAAAAGATTCTTATTCAGCACTTATTTTAGGCAATTGGATTATGAATGTTTATTATGACATGATGAATGTAGTAGTTCAAAAACCAACTACGTTTACGCCAATGTTTATAAAGTAACTTTAAAGTCAACTTTTAAGTGTAATAAATTCGTATGTCTGAAAAAAGGAAGTATAATAAAAAATCGGAATATTGGAACAGGTTTGGTAAAGAGTCGTTTCCAAGCGAAGTAAAAATTATTCAAGGTTCCGTTTCCGTATCAGTGCCGCCAGTTTCAGCTGGGCAACCATTTTATACTTCAGACGCATCTTATTCAAGAACTGGAGATTCAGCATCAAATTCAAACAATAGAAACAACTCAGCAAGAGTTAATAGATCTGCTTTATCTAATGTAGTTAATAGATTTAGCAGCATTAGATCTGGATTGTTGCCTTAT